GGGCCGGTGCCGCGCTGCGTGATGCGCAGTGCGTTCGTGGTCGACGATGTGTCGATGATTACCGAGCCATCGTCAGCAATAAAGACGGAGCTGTCCTGCACCGTGCCGCCGTCAGTACCATTGAAGCGAGCGATGGCGTTATCGGTCGAAGTCGTCGGGCCAACCATTGAGCCTGCGGGACCACGAATGTCGATGCCGTCACCGATACTCGCGACGAGCCCACTGGCACCGACATACAGTCCGGTCGCGGGCTTTGGGCCTTCGCCACCAGTCCAGTCAATGACGCGCAGAACGCGACGATCACCGTCGATCACGACCGAAAACTGCGGGCTCCACCCGGCCGTGCCCGGAAGGCCGCGCACATCAATAGCGTCACCGACAGCGTCGACAAGCCCAGTCGGACCAACATACTGCCCAGACACAGGCGCGTCGCCTGCACCGCCAGTCCAGCCAGTTACGCGGAGCACGCGGCGCTCGCCGTCGCTTGTCACGCCCAGCTGCGGGCTCCAGCCCTTATAGCCCTGGATGCCCTGCGGGCCCTCAGCAATAATTTCGACGACGGTGACTTCCTGCTCGATCGTCTCAACTACGGAACCGCTCATCGCGTTACCTCCCTGCTCACCGTCACCGCGCCTTCGATCAGTCGCGTCACAACCGTTCCGCCCGTCACCAATTCCAAGTCGTACACGCCGCCACAGAAATCAAACAGCGCTGTGTCTGCAGCAGAGATGATGACTCGGATCGTCCCATCTACGCCGCCAAGCTCAATGCCCCCATTCTCGGTCGTCGCGGTATGCTCAGCATCGACGGATGTTTTGCGCCGACGAATCTGCATGCGTGCAGTGAACCCAGTAATGTCGACAGGGTCGCCTTCGCTGGTTTTCCACACGAACAGCTGATTGTACGTGGCACCCTGTTCGATGCTGATGTCGTAATATGCGGCCATGATTTCCTCACACGAGACGGGGCGGGCGCACCATAAGCGGTGCTCGGCTGCGACCACGGTTGGCTTGGATGGTGGCTTGACCGTATCCAGACTCAAACCACTTGCGGTATTCGCGGGCCGCCTTCTCATTGCTGTACGGCTGGCCAGGAGTGTCGTGCAGCCGCGCCCGAGCGCCGAAGCCGATGATTTCGCTCCAGCGCTCGTAGAGTTCCTTGGGCACGCGCACAGACGACTTGATGGGGCGCAGCGCAACGTGTAGCGTCAGCGGCTCCTCTGGTGTGTAGTTCGGCACGTGGGCAACGCGAATAATGGAGAAGTCGCCATCGTGCGCCACGTAGCGAACAGGGCCCTCGCGCGTACGCCAGTCAGGCCCGATTACTTCGATCAGCTTTTCCTCGGTGCCAAACTGCAGGGGCTGCTGGCCTAGATGCGCCGACATGATCGCGGCAATTGCCGCGCCCACGCAAACGTCAAGGTCATACTCGCTCTGCCCAGCGACCAGCGGGATCGGCTCCATCGACGTGCGCCACCATGTGGACTTCTCGCAGAACTCGATGCACGTATTGCGGATCGCGTTGATCGCCACGAACTCGGGGCAGTCCCGAACGTACGGCAACACGTCAGGCAGGAACGCGCTGTATTCAACTTGGCTCATCGCGCGGTGCCTTTCTTGCTCGGGTCAAACGGAATGGTCTGCAGGTTCGGGTTCACGTCCATGTCACTGCTGACGTCGACAAACGCAACGAACGCATCAAAGTGCAGTCGCGCACGGTTCATCCCCGCCGCGAAGTCGGAATCCTTCTGCAGCGCGCGGAACATGACGTAGTCAGTGAGCGGCGTCACATACATGTCCGACACATCGAGCGTGTCAGTCGTCGCGGTCAGCTCGGCGGGCTGATAGCAGTAGCTCAACTCGACGGACCCTTGGCCGTTGGACGGCGGGTACACGAAGAACGCCTTCTCGTCAGTCGGGTCGTAGATGTAGTTGTACACTGTGAGCACGCGCCCGTCCGTGTGCCACATCGGATTCTGGTCGTCGATGATATCGCGACGGATGATGCGCACAGCCCGGCCCGGCGTGGTGCCGCCGATACCCATGTTGCGCGTGATGGTCAGCAAGCTTTCGCCATCAGCAGGCAGCGACTGCCGCGTACCGGCCACGAGGTTTACCGTGGCGACTTTCTGGACAGCCGTAGGCTCGGCACGCGCAATGGCGCGCTGGCCATCTGACAGGTGGCGCAGCAGCTCAGCATCAGTCCCGATCAATAGCTCGCGCACGCGCGTGATTACAGAGGCAGCAGTAATCGGCATGGGGCACCCTGAGAAGTTGATGCCCCTTAGTATCTTAAGCTGTGGCGCTTGGAAAGAGTTACCTAGTTGACGCTAACACCGCCTCGCTGTGGCGCATGTAGGTCTCGTGGGCGCGTGGGGTTTTCTTGGCGGTCTCAGGGTTCCACGGCTTCAAGCCGCCCGCGTAGAAGCAAATGCGAGCGTCTGAGGGCACATCGCCTTGGAGCAGGCTGTAGTGGTACGCGCCGTCAGCCTTGGTCCAGACAGGGGCCTTCGGTTCGCAGTAGCTCATCCAGGCTTGGTCGCTGCCATAGAGGCGCACCTTGGTCTGCATCTCGCGCTTCCGCACCAAATCCTGTGCGTTGCACCCAAACGTGTTCCAGATGTGCGTCTTGGTTCCGAGCGTGTGCAGGAACATGGAGCCGTTCAGCGGTGACGCCTTGCCCTGCATGATCTTGAAGTCGTCCTGTGTGACAAGCCGGTTAATGCTACCGAGGATCACGCAGTCGAGGTCGATGGACAGGATGCGGTCAGCCTTGAAGATGTCTCTGGCGTGCGACGCAAACACCTTGAGGCGTCGGTAGCAGTTCGGCCGCTTGCCCTGCACCATAACCTCGGGATCGTTCCAGATCGGGATTGTCTCGCAGTTCACGCCCTCGGGATCGTCTGTCACGCACACGAAGCGGTGAGGCTGCGTGAGGTTTTCCTTGACCATGTGCTCCAGTACGTTGACGTGGTGCGACTGGTACATCTGCCCGCGCCAGCCCGTCCACTTCCAACAAATCACCGCTAAGCTCATTATATCACCTTTTGGTATGTGAACTGCAGCGCCAAGATTTTACCTGCCGATGGCGACGCTGCTTTCTTTTGCTTCATCATCTTATGGTAGTTCGGGGGCCGAGCGGCCTTTAGTGCCTTGTGGTCAGTCGACGCGTCCGATACCGCCTCACGTGGGACACGCCAAATAGCATCCGGGCGCTCGATGATTTTTAGTCGCTGACCAACTCGCGTATGGTACAGCCCATCAAAGCCATAGTGCCCTGAAAAAAATTCATCGTACTGCAGGTGCGTGTTGTACTCGGCGCGCTCCATGCACCATGTGTTTGGGTGAGGTTTTTTCTCACCATGCTTGCCCAGCGTCGGTGTCAAAGCCGGGTAATCAAGCCGCGCAAATCTATACGCGTGCCCAGGCACACAATCTGTCGTCAGCGCGCGGACGGTGGGCTCAGGTATTATATGGTCAATGTCAGTCGTAAGCACCCAGTTACCGCGCGCGACATGCGCTCCTAGATTTCGTGCGCCGGGCCAGTTAAAAAATTTATCCTCATTGATGCGCCAAATCTGAATCGGTGGCAGGCCCTCGGGACGTGGGACATCGACGGCTGGCACGACTTGCGAGCCGTCATCCACGATCACAACCTCTATCTGTCGCTTCGTGTCCGTCGAGAATGACGCCCAGTGGTCGTAGTGTGTCGCGAGCATCTTCGGAGAATTATAGTAGCTATAGATTAGGGAAAGTTTCACGGGGCACTCCTGCGCGATAGAGGCGACTTTTTGCTGAATGGTATGGTATGCTCCACTCCTGCGCCCACTGGTTGATTGTTTTGCCGCCGTATAAGGCGCGAGACTTCTGCGGGCGACGATTTGCGAGTTGCTCGCGGTAGGTTGCCCACCGGCAGTTGGACTTACTGTAGCCTTTTCCGTTATCTCTCCGGTCCAGTGTCAGGCCCTCGGGTCGCTGACCCATATCGGCCAAAAAGTTTTCGAACCGCTCCCATCGGGCACAAACACTAATTCCTCGACCGCCGTAGTTGACGTACTCCGGTCGTCGCGAATTTCGGCAGCGGCGCAACATATCTGCCCAGCACTGATAGGTGCCGGTTCTGGACAGGCCGTGTGTTTTGCGGGCAGTCATCGTCTAAACTCCTCGGTGCGACGCGCCTCGCCAATGTGCCAGACTACGTTCTCCATGACTCGCGCAACGTGCAGGTCAAGCTCACCGGACTTTTTGATAGAGCCGCTTTCGGCGCGAACAGCCTGATGCAGCCACAGGGCTTCGTCGATACGGGTGATTGCAGGTGGAGCGGACCAGTGAATGCTTCCGACTTCGATCGGCTCTGGTGCCCCTGTGAGCAGTTTCCAGCCAGGATCAGCACCGTTGCGTCCACGGTGGCGGCTGATGTACTTCGGCCTGCCCGCTTCCACCCACGCATGATATTTGCGAGGAATTTTCCACTCATGCCACAACCTCATGTGATATATGTCCGAGTGTGCGAAGCAGTAATTAACCGCGTCCCACGGAACCTCGCGGATGCTCTCCCAGTCATTCTCCCACAGCAGGACGTGAGTCGCGCCCATCTTTGAGGCACGATGAATCAGGTGGTGCCGACAGCGGGTGTTGCCCAGGCGCTTGCTTGGGGACACATCCACAAAGCCGTACGACTTCGCGAGCTTGATGTTCTGCGGGTCAACACCGCCATCCTCTGCAGCAATCCGGAAAGTATCGAACGGTGCGGTCAGCCGCTGCCCGTTGTACCGGTGGAATGATTCGAGGGTTTGGGTAGTCAGGTCGTGACGCCCACATGACTGCAGGCAGATGGCGAGCTTCATTTGCGAAATCCTGGTGTCTGTTCAAACCCTACGTGCCAGACGACGTTCTCCACGACACGTGCCGTGAGTGTCGACAAGTCGCCGCTCTTGAGCCACATATCCTTATCGCACGTTGCGTCACGCAAGATGTACATCAGTTCCTCAGCCCGGCACAACGCAGGCGGGGTCGCCCAGTGCACATCGCCGCGCTCGCACACCGACCCGTTCGACACGAACTTCTGCCAGCCAGGGTCTTTGCCATTCTTGCCTGCGTGCGTCTTGCCAGCCGGGCGCGTGCCGTCCTCTTGCTTGTGCTTGCCATACAGCCTGAATTGCCACGTGTCGAGGTCCAGGGCTTTCTGTGCGGCACGCCACGGGATCGGGCGGACGCACTGCCAGTCGTTCTCCCAAATGAGAATATGCGTGGGGTTGTACAGCTCGACCGCAGATTCAATAAGCCGCTTGCGCAGCCCGAACGCACCGACCCGCTCCTTCGTTTGGACGATCGTCTTGAACCCGGCGTTCTGTGCTACCGCGTGGTTAGCGTAAGAGCTTGACGCGTCATCGCCGTGCACCAAGATCGTGTGCCCGATGTACAGCTCGCCGGGCTCGATCAAGGATTTGACGACCTGCTCTGTCAGCTCAGGCCGGTCGCACGTCATCAAGCAGGTCACGATTCGCATGGCTTCCTCCGATAGATGAATGTGCCTACCGGCAGCGTGATGGCTGAGTAGTCGTACGGGCCGAACTTCTCTTGGACTTTGTCGGCATCCCAGTAGTTCGTGATGTGGCGCTCGTGCATGTTTCCGTTGACGGTGCCTTGCGGGTAGTAACCGAGCGGGATCGAGATGATGACCCACGGCGCAGCGCGCTGGAGTTTTTGCATGAGGGCTTGCGCCTCTTCGTACGACATGTGCTCAAGCACGTCGCCTGCGAAGGCGAGGTCGTACGTGTCGACGCCGTAGTCGACTTCTCGCGCGTCAGCGCAGATGACTTTCTCGTACTTCTTTTTGAGCTGGTACGTTGCGATGTACGGTTCGAAGATTTCGACACCGGTCCAGTGCTGGCCTGGGGTGCGGTAGCGCCGCACGAGATTTCCTTTACCGCAGCCGACGTCGATGACTTTCTGCGGCGCGATTTCGGGGAGGTAGAGTTTGACAAAGGACTCGCCTTTGCCTGAGCTGGACGGCATGTGATCCTCGCGGGTGGTAGGTGAACAGTTCCAAGTCGGCGGTAGCGGGTGCGTACGGTGGAGTGATTAACTCCCAGGATGTCCGCCCACTCTCGTAGCGTGCGGCCTTCAAAGATGACAGTGTTGCGGCGGTTGTTGGCCTGCTGGCGTGGAGTCGCCCACCGACAATTCGATTTGCAATATCCTCGCTTGTTATCGCGGCGGTCAAGTGTTTTTCCTTCGGGTCGTTCACCCATATCCGCCAGGAAGTTTTCGAATTTGTGCCAGCGTTTGCAAACTTTGATGTGGGCGTAGGTCGCGTCATTCTTGCAGCGAGTGAGCATCTTTCGCCATGTCACGTACGTCCCGCTCGATGTCGCACCGCATCGGTGCCCGTGCCGTAATCGTTTCTTACGAGCTGCCACGTTCCGCCCTCTCATGAAAAAAGGGGCCACACCTTTCGATGCAGCCCCTTTCAGTGCTCATGTGTGACTACCCCAAGGAGGGACTTAGGTCGTCACGGTCCCGTCCGTCGCGTACACAGCGAGGGCGAGTGCTTCCGGCTTGATCACCTTGTAGCCGTACACGTTGAGACCACGCACCAGCGTACCGAAGTCGTTCGGGTTCTGGAGCGATTCGACCTTTGCGATCTGCGAGGCGAACGTGATGGCCGTCTTGTGGCCAGCCATGATCGCGGTACGACGATCGGTGTTGTCGAGCAGCGTGGTGTCGAAGTCTTCGCCAGCCTCAGCAGACGGCAGCAGGTTGCTGACGTACAGCGTGAAGCGGTCGATCATGCCGATCCGGCCGTTACGCAGGATGCTCTGCGAGTCGCCCGTCAGGTAAGCCTGAGAGAGCGGCGAGGACATGAGCAGGTTGCGAACGTACGGCGTGATCACCAGCCAGCGGTCGGTGTCGGGAACGTTCTGTTCGTCGAGCACGGATGCGAGAGCCGTGAACGTCTGCAGGACGTTGGACGTGGTCAGAACAAGCGGAACAACGTCGGTGCCGAGGTTGTACGCGCCCGAGATGACGCCAGCCGTTGCGCCCTTGTTGGCAGCGGCGCACTGATCGAACGTGCCGAGGAGCACGTCGCGGTCAATTTCGATCGCCATCTGCTTAGCAGCGTCGGACGTGAACATGTCCATCAGCTTGGGCTGCGACTGGTATTCGAGAACGTCGGAGACGTTGACGCCGAAGTACTTGGCCTTGTCGATGATCAGTTCGACCTTCGACGGAGCAGGCACTTCGTACGACAGGCTCTGACCAACAACGTACGTCTTGATGGTGATCGACGGGATGTTGTTGATGATGACCTTGTCGCCCATGCTCTTGATGTCACCTTCGTACGACGTGTTGGCGATTTCGCCAAACACCGTGGTGGCATAGAACTTGACGTTGAGCTTGCCCGACCAGATGGTCGGAATGAAGTAGCCCGAGTAGGCGGGCGATGTGTTGAAATCACCAGTTACTGCGACTGCCATTGGTATTCCCCTTTCATGGGACTAAGGACCAGCGGCAGTCGCAGTGTGAGTACGCTATGCGCGTATCCGTCCTGATGCTGCCGCCGCGTCGATTTCTGCTTCGATTCGCGCCGCTTCTTGAGGAGTGTTACGGTACTGGCCCGTCGCGAGTGCTTTGTAGAACTCGTCGATTTCGGCAGCGCGCCAAATCTTGGAGTTTGCATCGGACGAAGCCGGGCCCGGTGGTGTCTTGGACTTGCCGGGGGCAACTTGACGCTGGACTTCGGTTCGCTTCTGAGCGGGCGGCGCGGGCGGGACCGGGGGTGTGACGGTGCGCTTGTACGCGTTGAAGAGTTTGGCAGTGCGCTCCACATCGAGGCTTTCGAACGCGCGGTTCAAATGTGCCTGACGGGGCTCTCCACTAATCTCGTCAATCTCGCCCAACCACGTGAGGAACCCTTGGTCGGTGTTGACCGTCTGCCAGTCGGGGACGACTGCGGTCAGTTTACCGAAATAGACTTCCTGGGAGGTCGCGGCTTGCGTAGTCGACACGCCATTCATGGCCTGCTTTAGCTGCTCGTTTTCAGCGGCGAGCGTGCTGACCTTTTCGTTGAGTTCCGCCAGGGCATCGGCTGCGATATCTTCTGCCTGACGGCGCACCACATCCATGAGGTCAGCGCCAAAAGTTTCAGTGTCTTTTTCCGTCACTCGCTTCGCCTTCGGCCGTGGCGGCTCCTTCGGCGTCTCGACCTTCGGGGTACGTGACAGCAGCTCGGTGAGCTGCGTGCGCAGTTCTTTCAGCTCATTGTGCAAGCGAGGCACTTCGGCATCGTATTTGCCTTTGAGCGTGCGGAACCGCTGTTCCCACTGGTCGTCGTGTACAGGAGCAGGCGGCGGGGGAGGAGCGGGAGGCGGTGTATCCTGGCCGTCCGTGGCACCGGGCGTCTCAACCGGAGGGGTGGCAGGGTCGGGGTTTGCAGCTGCTGCAATATCCCGATCGTACTGTTCCATCTCTTCCTGCTGTCGCTGGAGCTGGCGCGGCAGATCAACTTTGTTAGTCATGTAGTCTCCATGCACCGACTTAACGGTCTGCTGGGGGTGGTCACTTCTCAAGCTTGTTGAGAAGTTCCCGAGTATCACTAGCGACACTCAGTAGCTCAGAAAGCATCGCGGCCCGGCCTCTCAAGTAGTGAACCTGTACCGGGTCGGCACAGCCTACGAGGGCTTTCAAAGTTTCGCGAAGCTCAATTTCGAGATGACTGCCAATATCGCGCCATTGCGGGAGGTGTACTACTGTGTGTAGTGCCTGCACAAATGGGCGGGTCGGTTTTATCAGCACGATCATTACCTAAGTTGTTAGGCCGCTGTCAAGCGAGCAATACGATACGCAGCGGCGCGGCGGGTTACGCCCCAGCATACGGCCCAGTGCTGAACGGTCTGTCCCTGGTAAAGTACGAGGTCAGTTCGCTGACGCTGATTGCGCCGCTGCTGCGCCGGAGTTGCCCACCGGCAGTTGAGTGGGGAGTAGGGGCCGTCATTGTCCTTGCGGTCGAGTGTCGTGCCGGGTGGGCGCTCTCCCATGTCGGCCAGGAAGTTCTCAAATTCGTCCCATCGACTGCAGATGGCAATTCCTCGTCCGCCCCACTGCGGATATTTCTTGTTGGCGGGGTTTAGACATCGGTCACGCATAGCCTGCCATGACCGATACTCTGGCGTTGGGCCACCATTAGCGGCCCGACTGTGCCCGTGTGATCGACTCGGCATCGTTACCCTATGCTAGGTGGACTAAAGTTGTCCTGTACAGGTGCCCCATCTGCCAGAGTTTGTCCAGAAGAACTTGGCCCGCCGAGCTGTGCCGGGGTGCCACCGGCAGGAGCCGGGAGCATTGCCTGTCCGCCCATCGCCTGCTGCGCCATTGCAGCTTCCTGCAGTTTGGCAGCGACGGCCTGCTTGATGCGCAGCATCTCGGCGGACGGGATGACCTTGTCGGTGTCCATGTCGAGCGTCTTGACGACCTCGCGCAGAACCTCGGCCCGACCTTCGATGCCCAGCACCTGCATGTCGATGGGGTTGGCAGTTGCGGCCAGGAACTCGTTGCGGCGAACCTGTGCGGCTTCCTTGGCCACGAGCGCGTTGGCTCCGCGAACAACGATGTTGATGTCGCCCTTCAAGTCCGGGTCCTCGGCGTACTTCATGTTCCAGTAGTGCAGCCGCTGCAGCATCGGACGCATGACGTAGTTGTCGATGTTCGACACGACCTGCTTGAGCGACTTGCCCGCGTTGGCCATGAGCATCGAGAGGCCCGAGGCCGTGCGACCTGCGCCACCGGGAGCGTCACCCGTGAGATACTTCGGAATGCCAGACCACTCATCCGCCAGCTCCATGAATGTCTGGATGATCCCGGCAAGCTCAGCCACGCGCGAGTCAGGCTGCGAGAACGACACGGGCTGCTGCTGATATGATCCGTTGCCCATCGGGTCGCTCGTCACCTGCCAGATTCGCCAGGGCCGGAGCTGGGTGACATCCTCTCCCACCGCGAGGCGGTCGACGTTGACAACCACCTGTGGGCCGGATGCCAGTCCCATGTTGTTGACAAGTGCTCGGCTCGCAGCGTTGACGACAGTCTGTGCGTCGCGAATAAGATCACAAGGAGAGTTACCCCAAAAAGCACCCGGTATCTCTTCGTAGGACGCCTTGTAGTAGGGCTTCTCCGCAAGGGGGTGATAGTTAAGCGTGGCCTTAATAACGTGTGGGCCGATGAGCCAAATCTCGCAGTGGTAGTCTCGCGTGGGCTCTTCGATTTCGCTCTTGTCGATTCCCCATTCGAGCAGCAAGCTTCCTGGCACGCTTCCCCAGTACTGGATAGCGTCGATGAGTCCATCGGGGTTAGTGATCGTGTGAACCGCGGATTTACCTTCCGCCTCCATCTGACCAACATCATCATAGAGCCAATCACGTAAACCGCCCCGACCATAAAGATCGAGCACCATACGAATAGCACCAGCGTCATACCCATCCACCCCTATAAGATCGTTCAGGTCGGTGCGTGATAGGCGGTGCTTCTCGATCAGATAACCGTCGTTGACCCCCTCGGCCTCTGCTGACGGATAAATGTTGAAGGGTGATACCCGCTCCCACTCCAGTCGTGTCGTCTTCTCCGTGATGACTTCCCATCCGTTTGCCGTCTGCTCCCACTTGAGCAGGTTCTTATTGCGCACCACCGGGCCCTTGAGGATCGCGGCGGGGTACGTGACGATGTCGTCGACAAACTGATTCAGTGCGTGGATGAACCCGCCCTCGACGAGCTGGTCCTCCATCTTGTTCTCCATGCGCTCGGACATAACACGAGCATGTGCGCGAATCTCACTGAGCGTTTGGTCGCGCATGGTACCCAACAGTTCCAGCACCTGCTCATCGGGGAGCGGCACGCCAGCCATCGCAGCTTCGACCATCGGCGCAAGCACGCGGTTCATGATGGCTTCGTTGATGTTGGGCGGCAGGTCGGGGATCGGCGTGGGTCGGATGGTCCAGGGTTTCTCACTGCCGTTGGCGAGCAGCACGTCGCGCAGCCACGAGGCTGCAGCGCGGCACTTGACCGAAGTGATCATCGCGTAAACGTCGGAGCCACCCATCTCCTTGATCTGTGCGAGCTTGTCGGGGTCGTACTCACCGCGCCGGGCGCGGATGCTCTGCAGCATTCTAGTTTCGACGGTGTTGCGCTTGGCATCTCGTGCCTGACTCCAGTGCTTCCGCACGTGCGCGGCGAGCCCTTGGATGAGTGGCGCGGCCTGCGCCTTCTCAGTTTCCCGACGCTCTTCTTCCAGCATGACGCTGTTGGGCACGGCACGGAGCGAGCCGATCGAGATGACTTTGCCGCCCATCGGATTGCCAAACTGCGACGCGGCCATATTCGGCTGCGGGACCGGGAGACCGACCATGAGAAAACCCTTGCATGTTGAGAGGGAACGCCTTCCAACATCTTAAGGGGTACGCGGCCTTCCGTCTAGTGGCTATGTCCAGCCCCCGTGGCGCACCACTTTAACCTCCCGCCGCGCACCGCCCATCAGGGTTCCACGGAGCCCGCCGTCTGCATGCAGGCACAGGTACTGCGCCGCGTCGGCAACGTGAGAATGTGCATTCTTTTCGGGGGATTCCTCCAGCTCGCCGGACTTCTTGAGCTTGTAGCGATAGCCCCCGCCGAGTGCTTTGATGAGGGGGTGGCCGTCCTTCGGGTCGATGATGACGCCCGGCTTGCCGTCAACCTGCCGCATCAGGTACGTGTCCACCGCCGCGATTCGCGCAACCGGTGAGTTGGTCCGAGCGGGCAGGGCTTTGAAGCCTTCCTTCTTGAGAATGTCGAAGCACGACCGCTCATCTGTCTGCGCCCGCGTGATGCCCGCAGGATCGCCTACGACGACCACAGGGATGCCAGGGAAGCGCTGCGTGAGGTAGGGCCGCAAGATCGTCTGCAGAAAGCGCGTGAGCCCCATGCCGTCGCTGGTGAGTGCTGCGAAAATCACGAGCCGTCCGAACATGTCGATCTGTCCGAGCACTGCGCTCGGGTTCAGCCCGAAATCCATTCCAACGATGATCGGGTTCTGTGCTGACTTGAGCGGCATCAGCGTGGTCTTGGCCACGTGCAGCTCGCGGTTGAACGCCTTGAACACCGGCTGACCTGCGAGGCTCTTGCCCCACTTGCCATGCACATAGACGTCGATCCAGTCTTGCGACTTACCAACCATCAAATCTTCGTAGTAGTCGGTCGGCAGCAGGTCGATCCAGTCAGCCTCAGCACTCAAGCCGCCCGGCTGTATCGTGACGTTGACGCCCTCGGCAGGGTTGCTCAAGTACTCGTGCCAGAACGTATCCATGTCGGGCGGGTTGGTCGACCCCCACACCCGCTTCATCGGTTTGCCGCGATCGTTCACGCAGCCTTGTATCGGGTTGCCCTTGTGGTCGAGGCCCCACTGCGGACGGTGCGGGACGAGGAGCCCGTCCGGGTAGCGACCGATACGACCGGTGAGCGCGTTGAAAATGTCCGGGTTGATTTCTCGGAACTCATCCATGAACGCGCCAGTAAGCTGCAGAGATAGCAACCGCCGAACGTCGTTAGCATCGTCCAGACCACGAAACAGAACATCGCAATGTACATCATTGAACCTCAGCTGAAACGTCATGTCTGTTTTGAGGAACGTGCCGCCCTGGCCATCAGGGAACCACTTGAGCCAGTCTTTGATCGTCGAGTCGAGCAGCTGCTGGCGTGTGTTTCGAACCACGGCATACCTAGAGCGTCGGATGCCGTCACGCGACTTGGCAATTTGTCCCGCCTCCCACGCGACCTTCATGATCGACGCGGTTGTCTTCGTGGAGCCGACCGGCCCTACCGCGAAGTTCTGCATCGCGGTCCCTGCGAAATACGGCGCGAGCGACAGCACGGGCTGGTACGGCAGACCGTTGGGATCAGTAGGGTCAAATACTGGCATCAGGTCAGGTCTTTGTTGTTGACGGGTGTGATGTCGAGCGCAGGTGGCACGCCTTCCAGCTCGGTCGGCGGCTCTTCAACGTGCGAGTACTCGGCACTGGTGAGCGTCATCTCCTGCACGATGCTCTTGTCGTGCAACGAATCCACGTACGCTTTCGGCAGGGAGATGTTGATCGTAAACCCTGGAGCATTCAGGTTCCCGTTCGCGGCAGGGGTAGGCTCGAGTCCTGCGACCTTCACTAGCTGCTTGGCCACATCGAGTTTGGGGGTCACTGCGTCGCTGAGCTTGGCCGCGTGGTACGCGTCGATCAGCATGTCCTCGGCCATCATCTTCATCTTGGCCGTGAAGTTAAACCCGGCTTTTTCGAGTTCGGCTTTCTTTTCCGCGATGGCCCGGTTGAACCATTCCTGGGTGTAGAGCTGCATCAGCTCCAAGTCCGACACCCCGTGCTTCGCGCACAGTTTGTCCGGGGGATAAATCCCCAGCGCCAAGTCCACGATAAACTCAGGTTTTACTTGAAGTGGCGCTGGGGGCGATGTCATTTGGCACTCAAGGATTGGGTGGTTCGGTGGTTGCGTGCTCGGATTCAGGCGGGAACGGGTCGAAGCACACCGCCGAGTTCGCCGTGACAAAGTCATCGGGAATGTGGAGCTGATCCACGTACGACGGGTCCGACCCTTCCAGCTCGTTTACCGCAGCTTCGATTGCATAGCAATCATTTAGCGAGTGCGTCGAGATGGTGTGCTGGCCATTGCTCCACCACACAACCAATACAGCAGTGAGTTCGATAAAGGTCACGAGCATACTCCGTCACCGAGAACCTTCGCGCGTACTGCGGCGTCTTTCGCCAGCAAGAGTGAACGGAGTGAGACCGTCCGCTCAATCGGGCACATGTGCAGGCTTGGGTCAAACATGTACATCGCGAGCATGTAGAACTCTTCGGAGACCTCGGCCAGATGCGGAGGCAGGTGCTTGTAGGCAAACAGAAGCTGAGCGCGTTCTTTATCCATGATTTGATTCCTGACGTTGGATACGGTCGCGAGCGGTGCTGTAGCACACCCCCCACTCATTTGCCCACTCACGAATTGATTTCCCGCTGACAAGTTTGCGAGCGCGAGGGGGGCGCTGGTTTGCACGCTGCTGCTTTGGTGTGCTCCATACGCAGTTTCCAGGCTCGTACCCACGAGTATTATCTCGTCGGTCTAGTGTGCTGCCGTTTGGCCGTGTGCCCATGTCGGCAAGGAAGTTTTCAAACTTCATCCAGCGTGCGCATATCGTAACTCCGCGCCCGCCGTAGTCCTGATACCCTGTGTAGTTCGGGTTGAGGCACCGGGTCCGCATCGCGGTCCATGAGTAATAGGTTGGGGATCGACGGACAGCATGTCCGTGTTTTACGGTTCCCACTAATCTTCTCCATCATCTGTTTCACAAGAGCGCTAGGCATCGGGGGAATCTCCCTCGGGTGAGCCTTCGTCGTCTTCGCCAAGATCATCGTTGCAGTGCTTTTTGATTTCTTCGCGAAGTAGATTCTGCAGCATGTCGGCAGCGCCGAGAAGCATTACTTTGTTTCGGATCGCAGAAAATCCGTAGCACACGTTGTCTGTAGATTTGATCGCAACAATCGCGAGCGACACAACCTTCCCGGCTTTGGCAAGAGCCAAGTAGTCCTCCAGCAGCTCGATGCAGTCGAGGCGAATCTCGTCTTGCACCGTCACAAGTTTGAGGTTGATGACTTTGTCATCGTTCTCAGTGTCAGGGTTTTGTGGTGGGAGGTCCGGTGTCTGGCTCATGTAGCTTCTCCAAGTTTTCTGCGAAGGTCCGCAGCGAGGGAGTGATCTGGTTGTCGAGTTGCGCGATGCGGTTTGTGAGTGATGTTACGACCGGCTGCACCTGCGCGATGATCTGGGATTCTAGCTGCCCAAGCTGACAGTGATATTGCTCTGGCGTCATTTCGTGGTTGTGTGTTGCGCAGTAGTGGCGGGTTGCGCCGTTGAACCATGAGGAGCTTTTAGAGCAGGAGCGGGCGATGATGAGCATGACTGGTTTCCTGGGGTTTGGGAAGGGTGAGCGTTATGTCTCGATGATTACGGGGTTTTAGGCTAATCTGTCAAGTGCTTAACACTTCGGGCGTTTGTTGTTGTTCTGCTCAGTAATTGTCGCCCACCGACAATTGCCGGGTTCGTAGTCGCCGCACGGGTCTTTGCGATCAACGCTGTGTTGCGGGCTAGGGCGCGGCCCCATATCGCTTAAAAAATTTCGGAGTCCTTCGGTTGTACGACTCCACCGATCACACACCCGCACGCCTTTTGCGCCGTAGTATTTGAAGGCTTTGTTGTTGGGGTTATAGCAGCGCTCGTGGATGTTGTGAAAAAGACCGGCGTGCTCCAGTTGCGCCATTGGGTCATGTGTACAGTGCTTTACAGTTCGAAAATTTTGAAGTCGCCGCTCTTCGGTGAAACCGCAGACGCATTTGATTTGAAACCACTGCACGTACGAGATGCGTGACGGGCCGCGATGTTTGTCTGTGCGTGTGTGCTTGAGGACTTTGTAAGGGCCGTAGGTCTGGCCAACGTGTTTTGACATTTTATGGTCCGTGGGTTGTGTGTACGGGACCATTGAGTATCATGTGGTCGTGCTGCATGTCAAGGCATTGAGGAGGGGGGTATGCCGGTCGGGGGCGTTGGTCCCACGGCGGGGGAGGGGTGGGTGCCCCCCACCATAAAACCATAAAAGAATCTCGCCCGAAACACGTCTCAATTTGTTGTTTTGGAAACAACAGGCACAATTAGCCCCATAAAATAAAATGCAATTAGATATATAATAGGCTCACAAAGTTATTTGGTGTTAGGGTTTTGTTAATCCATTGTGTGTTATCTTTTGATTCGGCCGCAATTGTGCGGGCCGAAAACAAACGGAGAGACTAAAATGAAGATCGTTTCGAAGCCGTCCAAAGCAATGGGTGCAATCAAGGCAACCACATTGCACAACAAATCTCGCAAAGCCGGTGACAATTCCGGCGCGGCACTTGGCGCTGATCTCGCCAATGCGATGCATACAAGCAAGAAAGCACGCGACGCAGCACGGGCGCAGTATGACGCGACGATCGGTCAGGTCGAAGCGACATGGATTGATCTACTCAAAGCCAAAGCGGCCGAGCATGAAAACATGACAGCAAAAGACTATGATGCACAAGTGCACCCGGCGGTGTGCGATACGTTGGAGAAGCTTGGCTACAAGATGGCACGGGCAGAAGCTAGCAAGATCAAGGTTGCGTTTCTTGCGTTCTGTCACGGCGTTGAAGTAAAAGAAGAGCACAAGAGCAATCTGCAAAACTTCGTCAATAAGCAAGCGCGGGCCGAATTGGGCGAATTAGGCGTGATCAATTACACTCCCAAGGGTCCGGCCGGAAAAACTAAGGTTGAAGCTAAACCGGCTTCGCCCGCTGCAATCTTTGCAAAGTTGTTTGGCGGCGATAAAGGCGAAAAGACTTGGCGTGCAAATGCTCTTGAAGCAATTCTTGTGCACGATAAGAACGCCAAGTTATTTGACGCAATGTTGAACGATCTACTCGATACACTCGAAATTGAAATTGACTAATCGCCAGCTGGCGATTGACTAGGGGAAGCCGGGCAGCAATGCCCGGCTTTTTTGTTTTGGGGATTCAGCCGGGCACAGTGCGCACTGTGCCCGGCTTTTCTTTGTGCGCTGTGAGGCTCACAGAGCGTCGCCTGATAGGCTTGCGGGGGTGGGTAGCTATAGGGGTAGCTTGAAACCCAAACGCCAGCCAGTGACGCTCTGGCGAGTTGTAGTGGTGCACGGATTATTGTGAGGTCGTGGGGGTGGGCTAACGGGCACCCGTTTGCCAGTAGAGCAAAACCGATTTGTTGTTTTGAAAACAACAAGCTAGATAGCGTATATGAGTTTACGCTTGAGGGGGGTGAGCGAACCGGCAAAAGTTGGGAGAATCTTCTAAATTATTGATATTATTTGGTTTTATGTCTGTTAGCCCTATACCTATTACTCTTTCAAACTAATCTAGATATATAGCCCCCTACGCGAGCCCCATTCGATTATTATAAAATTTAAAACCCAAAACCATAACACCCCCTCAGCAACCCCCCTCTCTTGTTTTCGCCAGCACTCAACATGGCCCTACACCTGTAGGCTAACCAATCACCTAACACCCTAAAACCATTGAATAATCTATTCCATAACATCTTCCGACGTACCTATTACTTTTCTGCGCGCCGATCCTGAGTGTTGTTTTGGAAACAACAGGCGTATAGCCGTTGACAGCATTACATGGTTTTAGGTATAGAAACGCGTCTCGGCACGCAATCAAACTGAAAGGGGATTGAAATGACAAAGCCAGTGACGTTTCGCTATAACGACGCCGATCTGCAATTACTTGGCGAGGCAAGTGAGGCATACTTCTACCCGGCGACCTCGGTTGATCTGGTTCGCGCGCTCTTGCGCTACCCGGAAAAGCTGGTCGAGTACCGCGCCAACAAAAGAAAGGACGCAGCCAAGCCTGCCGATGAGCAGCGAGCGGCAAAAGATACTGAACGTGCCGCTAAGGACACTCGGGCAAAGCGCATCAAGCAGCTCAAGGCGCAGCGTGCAGGCATCGCTGCCGACCGCGACGCTGTCGAGCAAGAAATTGACCTGCAATCATTCAACCATAGTTCACGCCAGCGGGAGTTCCCTATCGAGTATGCAAAATGGACCGAGCTGAACGATTCGATTGACCCGATCACGGCAGAGATAAAGCGGCTGGAAGCGGAGCTGTAAATCCACGCCGCAAATGTTTACCCAAACACCGTTAAGTGCTATACTATTTGGACAGTCGGGAATCACCCCGGCTGTCTTTTCTTTTTTCAGCGTAACTGTAGCGTAGGAGTACCGACAATGACGAAGATCACCAAGACAACGCAGTATCGCATCCACTGGCTGCTGCCGAACAATGAAGTCCGCTTCAACAAAGCCGAGCTGTACGAAACGAAAGGCGCTGCCATTGCAGACGCTGAGACCATCAAAGGCAAACTCGGTGCAGCATACGTGCCGCTGATGCGCCGCTGGATGGTCAACGCCGACTACGAAGTTGTCGAAGTGCAAGTCACGCAGCGAGTGAGGGAGGCAGCATGAGCGAGGACAGCGGCGCTGTGCCTGTTGTTTCGAAAACAACAAAGACGCTGGCACGCGAAGATAAAGAGTGGGTGGCGAGTATTCGCCGCTCGCTTCGTCGTGGGGACAGCACCGTCGAGAGCATTCATTCGCTTCTGACCATCTGGCAGGAGCACATTAGCGAGGATGACGAGTGCTTGAAGCAAGCCATGATCGTGATGTTGACCGCAGAACTACTCAGGAAAGCCTAAAACCACAAAACCCTAACACAACGGAG